CCGGAAACTCGACAAGAGCAAGGCGACGGGGCGGATCGACGGCATGGTGGCGTTGGCGATGGCGATCGGCGCGGCGACGCGCGACGCGGTCATCAACGAGGATCTCGACGGCTTCCTGACCAACCCGGTGCGCGCGTAATTGGACACTTTCTACGCCATCGGGAACTGGATTTTGGGCGGTCTGCAGCGCCTGATCGGCGTCCAGAGCGGGTTGCCGGGCAGTTACGCCGAAGAGGCCGCGGCGACGGTCACCTTCGACACCGCGATGCAGTTGTCGGGCGTCTGGTCGTGCGTGAAATTGCTGGCGGAAACCGTCGCCAGCCTGCCGTTGACGGTCTACAAAACGGGCGAAAAGGGCCGGAATCCGGCGAAAAATCACCCGCTTTCGGTCCTGTTTGCCGGCAAACCGAACCGCTATCAGACGAAAGTAGAGTTCTTCGAGACGGTGATGCTGAACCTCATCGTCCACGGCAATGCGTACTGCCGGATTCAGAAATTCGACGACCGCATCGTCGGTCTGCTGCCGATCATGTCGTCGCAGGTCGAGACCAGCCTGCTGGCCGACGGCTCGGTGGTGCACGCGTACACGCACGACGGCGGCGTGAGCGTGCTGGCCGATGCCAGCGTGTGGCACCTCAAGTTGATGGGCAACGGGATCGTCGGCTTGAGCCCGCTGGCGCACCAGCGGAACACGCTGGGCATCGCGCAGGCGGTCGAGGGCGCGGTGACCAAGATCTACCGCAACGGCGCGAAGCCGTCCGGGGTGCTGACCATCGATCGCATCCTGACGACGGCGCAGCGGGACATGGTGCGGGCGAATTTCTCCAGCCTGACCACCGGCACCGACGATCGGCTGCTGGTGCTCGAAGGCGGGATGAAGTTCGACGCGATCAGTCTGTCGCCGCAGGACATCGAACTGCTGGCGAGCCGGCGCTTTCAGTTGTCGGAGATCTGCCGCTGGTACGGCGTGCCGAGCGTGATGGTTAACGACACCAGCGGGACGACGGTGTGGGGCAGCGGGATCGAGCAGATCGTTGCCGGGTTCTACAAGCTCACGCTGCGCCCGATCTTGGAGAAGATCGAGGCGAGCATGCAGTGCAACCTGATGACCGATGCCGAGCGGCAGCGGATGGAGGTCGAGTTCTCGTTCGAGGGCCTGCTGCGCAGCGACCAGAAGACGCGGCTCGAATCCTACCGCGTCGGCATTCAGGGCGGCGTGATGACGCCGAACCAGGCGCGCGAGCTGGAGGACTGGCCGCCGCTGCCGGGCGGCGACGAACTCTACATGCAGGGGGCGACGCTGCCGATCCTGAAGCTGGGGCAGACGCAGGCGCCGCCACAACCGCAACCCGAAGAGGTGCCGAATGGACCGTAAACTGCTGCCCTGCTCGGCGGCCGAGCTAAAGTTCGACGCCCAGCGCGCCGGCGTGTTCACCGGCTACGCCTCGACCTTCAACGGGCTGGACACCTACGGCGACACCATCCTTCCCGGCGCCTACAAGCGGACGCTGAAGCAGCGCGAGCGCCCGGTCGGCATGCGCTGGAACCACTTCGGGCCGATCATCGGCAAGTGGACGCGGCTGGAAGAGGACGAGAAGGGGCTGCTGGTCGAGGGCGAGTTGACGCCCGGCCATTCGGTCGCCCAGGACGTGTACGCCAGCGTCAAGCACGGCGCGGTGTCGGGCCTGTCCATCGGCTACCGGCCGGTGACGCTGACCGACAAGGGCGACGGCACGCGCGAGCTGAAGGAGATCGAGCTGGTCGAGATCAGTATCGTCGAGTCGCCGGCCGACCTCGGGGCGCAGATCGGCGACATCAAGTCGGCCATCGACAGCGCCAACAGTTTCAAGGAATTGGAGAGTCTCCTGCGCGATGCTGGAGCGTTCTCCCGCACGGACGCGACGGCGATCGTCGCGCGTATCAAATCGCTGGCTCACGGTGAGCGTGACGCAGCACAAGCCAGGGAACGGGAGATCGCGGAGATGATCCGCGCGCTGACGGTTCCGACATCAACGCTCATCTAAGGAGTACGAGCATGGAAGCGAAAGACATCAAGGACGCGCTCGACGCGCATGCGGCGAAGCTCGAGGAGTCGGTCAAGAAGTACGAGGGCCAACTGCAGGAGAACGGCAAGGTGGCGAAGGAAGCCAAGGACGAGGTCAAGAGCCTCGCCGACGACTTCGCCGCCATGTCGGCCTCGGTGACGGCGATGGGCCAGAAGCTGGCCGACGGCATCCGCGGCCCGGCCGCGCTGCTGACGCCCGGCGCCGAGTTCTGCGCCAGCGAGCAGTTCAAGCAGCTCGTCGCCGGCAACGTGCAGCGCGTGCGGATGGAGGTCAAGAACACGATCACCGTCGACGGCGCCAGCTCGACCACCGTGTTCCCGCAGCAGCAGGCCGGGATCATCCCCGGTGCGTTCGCGCCGCTGACGGTGCGCCAGGTGCTGCGCTCGATCCCGGTGTCCTCGAACATGGTGAACAGCCTGCGCGAAGCCGCGTGGACCAACGCCGCGGTCGAGGTGTCGGAAGCCAACGCCAAGTCGGAGAGCACGCTGACGTTCGAGCAGTACAACGTGCCGGTCGAGGTCGTCGCGCACTTCATCAAGGTCTCGAACCAGCTGCTGGCCGACGCGCCGGCCGTGGTCGCCTACATCGACACGCGCCTGCGCGACGGTCTGGCGCAGCGGATCGACTTCCAGCTCGTCAAGGGCAACGGGACGACGCCGAACATCAGCGGCCTGACCGACTCCGGCAACTACACCAGCTACTCGCCGACCTCCGACGACACGCTGACCGACGCCATCAACCGGATGAAGTACACGCTCTGGGCGCTGGGCTACATGCCGGACACGGCGCTGGTCAACCCGGCCGACTGGGGGACGATGGAGCGCACGCGCGAAGGCACCGGCACCGGGACGTACCTGTACGGCGCGCCGGGCATGGCCGCCGGTGTCAACCCGTTCGGCGTGCGGATCGTGCTGACCAACCACGTCACCGCCGGCACGGTGGTCGTCGGCGCGCTCAACCGCGCGGCGGTGATCTACGCCCGCAGCGGGGCGGTGATCGAGATGGGGTACGTCAACGACGACTTTACCAAGAACCTGGTGACGATCCGCGCGGAAGAGCGGCTCGGCCTCGGGATCGAGGTGCCGTCGGCGATCCTGTACGGGACGTTCACGCTGTAATGCGCGTCCACGTCAGGAAGAAGCTGCTGCACGACCGCCTCGGCATGCTACAGCCGGGGCGGATCGTGGAGTTGCCTGACCACCAAGCGGAATTTCACATCCGGCGGGGGGAGGTCGAGCTGTACGCGACCAAGGTACTGCGCGACCGCCCCTTGCCGGCCGTTGGCGCGGAGGAACCGTCGTCTGCATCGCCAGCGGCCCCAGCCTTACCGCAGACGATTGCGAGCGAGTCCGCGCCTGGCGCCAAGCGGCGGGGGCGGCCCAAGAAAACGCCGTCCTCGTAGCAAATACGTCGTTTCGGATCGCGCCGTGGGCGGATGTGCTCTTCGCGATGGACCGTACCTGGTGGGAAGCGCACATCGCGGAGGTCAATCGCGACTTTCGCGGCGCGCGCTACACCACGGCGCGGCTGTCGGAGCAGTTCGCGGTGACGCGGATCGAGGCGAAGGACTTCAAGACGTTCGGCAATTCCGGCGCCGGCTGCGTGGCGATGGCGCTGGCGGGCGATGCTTTGCGGGTGGTTCTGCTCGGCTTCGACGCGCAGCACACCGGCGGCAAGACGCACTGGCACGGCGACCACCCGAAAGGGATGGGCAACGCCGGCCGCACCAAACAATGGCCCGCGAAGTTCGCGGAACTGGCAACCAAGGCGGGAGCGAGCGACATCGTGAACTGCAGCCGTGAGACCGCGCTGACCTGCTTTCGCCGCGCGGCGCTGAGCGAGGCGCTGGCATGAGCGCGGTCACGCTGGCCCAGGTCAAGCTCGACTTGCGGATAACGCACACCGACGATGACACGCTGCTGCAGATCCTCATCGACGCGTCCGAGGACGAGTGCGCGCGCTTTCTCGGCCGCGATGAGTTGGCGACGCTGCCGCTCGACTACCCGGAGTCCGACGAGTCGGAGGACGTGCCGACCAGCGAAGACCCGCTGGCGCCGAGCATGTACGCGGCGGTGTTCCTGCTGGTGCGGGCGAAGTACGCGGCGGCGACGCCGGACGAGATCACCAAGATCCGCGCCTGCGCCGAGACGATCCTGATGCCGTACCGGACGGAGATGGGGATCTGACATGTTCGCCGCGGCTCTCAATCAGCGCATCGTGATTCAGCAGCCGATCTTTTCGCAGGCGGTCGGCGGCGAGTTGGAGCCGGTGTGGACGACCTACGCCAGCGTCGCGGCGCGCGCGGAGCCGAGCAAAGGGCGTGAGTTCTTCGCCGCGGAAGGCATCCACGCGGAAGATCCGATGCTGTTCGTGATCTGGTACAAGGCCGGCATCACGCCGCTGATGCGGGTGTCGTTCAAGAGCCGCAACTACGAGATCAAGAGCGTCGTCGACTACCGCGAGCTGCGGCGCGAGATGCACCTGTACTGCGTCGGGATGGATCAGGATGACGCGGCGGCGGTCGGCCTCGACTACGTGCTGCAGAAGGAACGCCGGCACGAATGGACGGAAGCCTACGACTACTGCGGGCGGGCGCCGCTCAATTCGGCGGAGAGCGCGGAGGCGTGGTTGATCTATCGGCTGCTCATCACCAGCGACGGCGATTCGAGCTACGACGTGGCGACGGACGTCAAATGGACGGACCGGGTAACGGCGACGTACGTCTGACATGACGATCCAATCCTCCGCCTTCGCCGTCGGTGTGCAACAGGCCGACGGGCGCTGGCCGAT